ACAGCTTCGATTGCAGCAGAAAAATAGGCTCCTACTTGTTCAGCATTGCTGCCACACATGTAGATCACCTGCTTCCCGCTTTTTATCTCGCCTGGGGTAAAGGCACTAGGAGCAAGAGCCTTCTTCACTGACTTTGTCAGTGGTTTGATCCATGGACCGCAAACTACACTCATTTCCTCAGGGCATCCTTGGATGAACCTTGGGTCTTTGAGAGTTAGCGGGGTTTGTGACTCTGCTTTAATAGCAATCTCCTTCTTAACAAAGGAAGATGCCATAAGCGGCTCAGGCATGTCAAAACCCTGAGCTTGCATAGCGCGGAGTCGATCACGCTTTGCAGGGGGGAAGTTCTTGCTCCAGAGTGCAAAGTTCATGGCCTTACGCTGAGGTTTGACTCTCCTCAGCACATGCTTTACTCTCTGGTAGGCTTGTCTCCATTTCTTGTTGACAGCCTTCTCCATCTTGGCCGCAGGCACTAACTTGCCCACGCGCCCCATTATGGAACACACTTCATTGTGCACACAACCAGCGAAAACGGTTGGTGCAAAGCCACGGATTCCCCAATGCATTTCTGCTCCGAATGATGGCTTGCAAAGTCGCCCCTCCCCTTGCTTGTATTTAAAGCGAGGATCAGTGGGAACACGTTTCATCGCATGCTCAGAACAACATACAGCAAAGTACATTGTAGAGCTCGCCTTTTGGACGGTGCGAAAAGCATCGAGGAGCCAGCCGAGACTGGTACCAACGATGCAATGTGCGAGGACAACGGTTGTGTTCCATGTAACATGGATCAGGAGTGCAATAAGTAGATTGCTCTGAGAAAGATAGAAATGTGCCATCATCCTCAGAAAGAACTCACCCAGTGTGGCCTTCATGCCTACATTTTTACTTGCAGACATCTCCATGAAGACCAGGACCATTGTTGGGAAAACATCCCAGTAGTGTATTGCAAGAGGCATATCGGCCGGGGCACCGGGCAGCAAATGGCCTGCTCTCTTAAACAATTCCTCCACCATTGGTACGAGGAGGAGTCGGACTGTCACTGCCAAGAACCACGCAGCCCAAATGGTCGAAGGGTCGCGGGACAAGGGTTCCATAGCTTCGTATTTGAACAGACGCTCGAGAGGTGTCCCCCGAACTTCTGAAATGTCACGAAGCCGCACGTATCTGCCAAAAGCATGACAGAATCTGCTCGCGTGCGTTCCTAGGCTGGAAGAGCCTTGATAAGTCAGTGACTTGACTGTCCTGGATCGAATACCTATCCCATCTCGCAAGGCTTGTTCATGCACTTCCATCACCAGCAAGTGGCTGGCTTTGGCGCCAGCTAAGGAGTAGTACTTCTCCTTCCTGATGATTTGGGTAAGGTTGTTGATGACAATCTGTCGATCAACAACACTCCGCGGGTCCTTGGTCAGCCACGCGGTGGATGCCTTGGAGTACATGTTTGCTCTAACCCGATCTGCCATTTCGGGGATGCTGAGAGGTGGTGTGAGGGTAGGCTCCTCAATCAATCCTGGTGGGGGCTTCCCACCACCATCATGCTTGTTTTCATCAGATGTGGGCCCTGATGTGGAGCGTGACGTTGATGGGCCGTCACTCCCCGATTCCGACTCACGTCGGAGCACCTCTACTTCGGTGCAGTCAGCAACAATGTGTCCTGGTTTCCTACATCTGTAGCATACCCTCTTATTGGACACCTTCTTTGGCATGTTACAATCACGATCAGAATGACCGTAATTGTGACACACCATGCACCTCTTTGCTTTAGGAGGTGCCTTGCTGGCTCGAGCCTTCCGCTCTTTCACTTTGCCTTTCTTTTTGTTCCTGCTCCCTGGAACGTAACATCCCTTCACATTCAGGGGCATTGAGGTCGCTGTAAGAAGATCCACATCGATCACAACTTCCTCGCACTTCACCTCGGGACCCTCGCCAGGGTATCCCAAAGTGGAATCAAACTTTTTCCCTTGCTTCCTTTTCTTTTTGTTCTTGGGGCGAGCTGTTGCAGCCCTCTCACGCCTCTCGGCATCCTTAGGATGCTTGGATCGGTCGTGGGTTCTCCCAACCCTGACAGCCCTTGGAGCCCTGTCAGGGGTGCGCCAAACTTTGACGTCTTGCTCAGTTAAAGTCTGAGTAGACTGGGTGCCATTTATAGTCTGGCAGACTTGAAAAATAGTTTTCGCAACTCAGATGCTATCCACACTGTCGAGTCAATCAGCATGGTTTGTTTGTCGCTACGACGAGCCCATGATGAGGCACGAAGTTCCCTACTATCTTTATCGAGATAAGTCGCCAGAGTTGATATCAGCAGTACCATTGAACACACAAACCTTTACGGACCACTGACCCGGGATCCCCTCACGGGGAAGCCAGTGTTATGTTCAACTAATTTACTGTCTCTGGATGCCGCTCCTTTTCAGCGCTTAGTACACCATTACGAAGCTAAAATGTTCTAATCATGTCGCAGCACTATGAACCACTCACCCATCGAAACTACTGTGTCTTTTCGAATCAAGGTTAAGGAGTATACGTACCTCATAGTACCGAAACACTAGATGGTGTTTTGGGCAACTTCCAACCAATCGGGAGTTGGGCATTCTTACTGTGGCAAAGGTTGTCATCCTTTGGCCATTGAACTATTGTTAACTCACTTGGCTGTGGGGTTCTTTCGCATTTGTATCCCGCCTCATGGGCGGTTAGCCCTGGTTTATACTCCCAGGAGAGTCTTGCTGGCCCAGTTATACAGCACGAAAGGTAAGTGTGTTGTAGTCCTGGGTGTTAGTGAGGGTGCCAGCAGCACCAGTAAGTGTCACATACAGATCAACAGTGTCCGTGCCATCACATGAGACATAAGTCTTGTGGACAAGTGGAACCTGCCCATTAGCAATGGCCGTGGTGTTGATTTTGGAAAGAGTATCTTCCAAAACACCATTCTTCCTGATGCCGATAACCCCAATAAAGGCTTCAGCAGCAGAATCACGGTGGCTAGTGACAGCTTCAATCACATAATTACCACAGGGTGGGGTAAAAACCCCAGCAACTGGGTCAGCGATCTCCAACCCATTGACAGTCCAAGTGTCAAATGGGAGGACTTCACCCACCCCAGTGGCGCAAGTGTTTGCGGCACTGAGGTAGATGGATGAGAAAGTAGTGGGCGTCGGTGCGGCAGGCTCGACTTGCTTATGCTCGAACTCGACATCGTAATCGAGCCACAAAGTGCCAATAACTGCTCCAGAAGCACACGCATTGGTGGCAAGGATCAGAGAGGCAGCATCGTAGAGCATAAGATCTCCTGCTACATTCCCGCATCGCAGCTTCCGAAATCCGATTGTAGAACAATCAAGATTGATTGTGCTAGAATACCTGACAGCCTTGGCATTTGAGCCCTCATAAGCCGACATAGCAACCTCAGTAGAGGGTGCACTGTCGGAGGGGTCATAGTCCCAGGCCATCTGGGTCTGCCCTACAGTATCAGCAGCGGCAGCGGATGGAACAAACGTCGCGGATAGACGTCGGAACCGGTACTTCTCCCAGCCCTGTGCCTGGAGCTGAAGCCAGGGAAAGCGAGATGAAAGTCCCGGATTGATGCGGTAACGAGTGGCAGCGAAAGTGGTAGAACCACTAACAGTAAACGACTGCTCGCGTCCACTGATCACACTATTTCTCCCAGCTCTACGAACGGTGGGCGCCATTGGCATCATCGTGTAGGACTGGTTTGCAGGCTGGTTCATAACACGCAAGCCTGCAGGGGCATTGTTTCTCCTGCGCCGAACAGGATTCTTCTTATTGAATTTAGCAACCAATATTTAAGACGTGCATGAGGTCACAACGCACGTCCGATCTTGAAGATGGGCCAAGCAGCAAAGCTGCATTCCTGTCACTCCCTTCTACCGTTGCACTTAATCTTCCCACAGGCCTTATGTTAAGGTTAGAGGTGCTCAGTGAATTTAAGGGTCAGGCCACATAGTCAGTTGGATCAACTATGTGGGTTGCCACAAAGGCATGGGTAGACGAAACCCATCGCGCAAAAGCGCTTGAGGACACTGGCGTACAGCCCAGATCCCCCAGTGTTATCGGACACCCTCATTT